TTACCTTAGCGGCCTCCATAAACCCCACAAAGATCGCTTGTGCAATCTCACCAGCTTTGGTCGATGAATCACTCACGCCAAGGTTGCGCTTACGAAGAGCCTCTACAAACTCCTTGTAAGTCACGCCTTCGATGGCGAGAAGATTAGCCAGTCCAAGAACACCAAGACCAACTTGGTTATCTTTTCGACTGTAAATACCAGAGTCATCGATCCCAGTGTTTTCATAAAGATCACAAAGAAACTCCATGCCATCTTTAAAGGCAGTCGGAATATCTTTGATCTCCACAATGCCCAGGTTGATGTGACTCAGCAGGCAGGTGTCACGAGACTTAAGCAGGATCTCTTGGCAAACGTTGGAATAGATCCGCTCACCGTTTGCGTCGTACTGCTTCTTAACAATCCAAACGTCACCCTTACGGGCAGCGTCCATGATTGCTTTCAGTTTGTCGGGGTAGTTGATGATGTCAGGATCAACATTGACACAGCGCTTGAGCCAAGGAATACGAGCTCGATCGTAATTAACAAACTCAAGAATGTCAGGGTGATCTGCGTCGCAATGAGCAACGATTGCACCGTTCCGATAGGTTCCCCCTCTACGAAGGATCTCGTTGAACTTGGAGAAAATCTCCATGAACCCACAAGGACCTGAAGCCACCATTCCGTGACTGTTTTTGGTACCTTTTGGACGAAGCTTAGACAAATGAATAGCAACGCCTGCACCATACCGAAGAGCTTTGCTAGCGAATTGCCGAGAGCCTTCCAGACCATCTGGGTGCTCATCCATCGTGTCTTCAACAACGAAGACAGTACAACTAATCGGGTACCTCCGAGTCGGATTCTCCAGCCAGCTCTCCACTCGGCCCGTCATTGCGATCGCCGGGTTCAGTTGCTCCTTGGTCAGCATTGTCAATCGTGCGTTGAAGTGAGGTAATTACAAAGTCGTGCCACTGGTCGTCGTCAAGTTGACTCAGTGGTGCAAGTTCAGGATGTTCTTCTTCATCCCAAAAGAACTGAATAGTTCCGTCGCCGTCTTCAGATTCCTTGTATTCAGCCTCGACGTATTGCCAAGCGCCTTGAGGAATTTGATTCAGGATTTCATCGTAAGGCTTCATAGGTCCGAGAGATCGGCGGGTTTGTAGTTTGGTCCTTTTTGAACTTTTCCGTCCACTTTGGTGAAGGGGAACTTGGACCAGTTGGAGACATAGACTCGATCAAAAGCATCATCAGGGTCCACGCCAAGAGTATGGAGCAAGCCGTAAGTGACCCATAAGAGGTCGCAGGCTTCTTTAAGAATCTGTGATCTGCCTTCGTTGCGATAGGCATACATAAGCTCGTAGAACTCCTCCTCGACATATGCAAGTTGTTGCTCACGTTGCTCATCATCAGGACTGATTAACTGGTCCGCTTTCAGCATCCAAGTCCGAACTAATTCGGCATTCGAAGTCAGCATCGTCAAGAACTTCTTTGTAAATGTTTCTGCGTTGAGCCCACTTGGCGTCCCATTCCTCTGATCGTTTGATCAAGCGGTCTAGATACCACCGAGCCTTTTTGAGATCTTCAGTACCGTTTTTGTGTTGGTACCTAGTTACGTATTTGATGATGTTGCCTTCAACAAAATCAAAAGCGTGGCTATCGATGTAATCAATACATTCAATTACTCCTTCGTCGAAGGCGTAGTGGTGTGGTCGTATTGGATCGTGGGTGGTGTCCATAGTTGAATTTCATCAAAGGTGTACTCGGTTTCTCGGAGGATTCGGGCAAGGCGTGCTTGGGTCAAGGCGTAGTCAGGTCCAAAACCTTTCTTCTTGTACTGAGCAACTACAGTTCTCCATGCGGAGGTCTCTGTAAATCCTTCTTCTGGAATGAGCTTTTCAGCGGTCTTCGGGCCAACCCCAGGGCAACCAGGATAGCCGTCAGTGGAATCACCGGTAAGAGCCTGACGATAAAAATAGACATCGGCTTCAAGTTGAGAAACAAGGTAGGTGTTGCCATCGTTGTCCAGATGTAACCCAGGGATCTGTTTGAGATCCTTGTCTCCAGACCAGATGATTGTTCGGTGCTGATTACGGGTAGCCAAGATGCCAAGAACATCGTCAGCTTCCAACTTGTGCCAGCACTCAGAAGGGTAAGAAGCCTCAGCCCAACGACGAACCGGTAAATAACCAACAGGTTTTCTACGGTCCAGCTTTGAACGATTTGCTTTGTAAGACGGTTCTACCTCCTTACGAAAGTTCTCGTTGGCTGTCCAACAAAGTGTGTAGTTGTCAGCCTTTGCTTGTTTGGCTTTGGTCTCGACTAGCTCATTGAAAATGAACTTTGCCTCTTTGACTGGGAGATGAGTCGTGATGATGTCAGTACACCATTCGATCTCAACCTCAGCTGCTACAACTGCTTGAAACAGCAGCATATCTGCATCAAGCAGTAGCCAAGTCATCGTCACCTCCTGGATGGGCTTTCAGCTTATTGACCCTCCCCAGGTAGTCCAGTGCCTTTATGACACCTTCAATGTTGTCCCCGAGTTTTCCAATTCCTGTGTTGCAATTATTACAAATCCAACCACGATGTTCATGAGTCTCGTGGCAGTGATCCCAATGCAACTTTTGTTCGATGGCACCGCAACATTCGCACGGTGTACCGAGAGGCGGAGCTTGCTGCTTCTTCCTCAGTCGTTGGTACGTCCTCATTTGCTTTGAGGCACACGACAAGCACTCAGGTCTACGCCAAGTACCGTTACGACCAAACAGTTCTACTGGCTTGGTTTGCTTACAGACCTTGCAAGTCTTAGTGGCACTCAGCCCAGGTGTTTCCGACTTTGAACTCCGCACCGACTTCAATACGGAATCCAAGTGCCGTTCCTGCCAAGGCAGCAGATCGGACAGCAAGTTCTCCGACTCGCTCTGAGTGCTGCTCGAGTGCTGCAAATTGGATTTCATCGTGAACGTGAGCCAAGAATGACCAGTCAGCTCCGTACACCAAACCTGCTTTCGTAAGTTCGTCGTAGCAGGTGATGTACCAAAGCTTGCTAATTATGGCTCCAGCGCTCTGAAGTAGGAAGTTAAGTGAGCTATGTGCAGACCGGATTTGTATCTGTCTACCATCTAAAGCCTTAACAAATCCTTCAGATTCTGCTTTATCTGTAACTGCTTTAGTCAGCTTTGCAAGGGCAGGCATATTGCGGAAATACTTACGCTTCAGTTTTCCGCCGTCCTGTCCTGTGATGAGTCCAAGCTTTTCTGCTCCTGCGCCATACATCAAGGCATAGAAGAACGTCTTGGCTTGGTCTCGTGATGAGAGTCCTGCAGCTTTTTGATTAGCCGTGTGGATGTCGCCGTTCAGTACCTCATCGGCAAACAACCCACCATCAAACGGCCAAAGGTAATGAGCAAGGCATCGTGCCTCGATACCACTGAGGTCCACGCCAACCTGTTTGGTGCTTCCACCTCCCCCGAGGCGGCCAGGTCCAAACAGAGCTCGGCACTCCGGTCCCAGGACTGACCTGACAGCAGGAACCTGGGCCATATTGGGGTTGACGTGGCTACAGCGGGCCGTAGCGCAACCAACAGTAATCACACTGCCGTGAATCCTGTTGTCACGCTCGACGAGTTTTAACCAAGCATTGTTGCCAGTGCTTAGTTGGCCCAACCGTTTTTGGAGTGTGAGGTGTGAAACAAAATCCTCAGCTCCAGGAATCTTCGACAGAACCGTTTCATCCACTTTGGGTTTCCCCTCTTTGGTGAACTCCTCTGGTTTCCAATCCAGATGATTCTGCAGCACCCAAGCAATGTGATCACGGGAGTTTGGATTGAGGTCCACGAGGCGGCACATTGCTGCACCAGCTACGTACCCTCTAGGTCCGTTATCTCGCTTGGGCGTGAAGAGCCCTCCGTCAACGAACGGGAACCGTTGTCTCAATCGCTCGCTGAGAGTATTCAGTTGTTGATTGATCTCGCATTCAAGTTCCAACGCCCCTTGAACGTTGAAAGCAAAGCCAGACCTTTCCTGCAGGGCGATGAGACTTGCGAATCTCATCTCAAGGTCTACGGCACAAGGGATGCTTTCGGCCTTGGGTTGCAACCTGTGCCAAAGCTTAACATTTAATTCAACATCACAGATACAGCGCTCAGCCAGTTCCTCAGTCAGTTCGCTGAAATCTGCTAGGTCTGCGTGGCGTTTGTTGTAGCCAAGACGAAATCCATAAGCCTCGAGGGAGTGCCGTCCATACAGTTGGATCGGCATACCATCCCACTTCTTTTTGAAGTCCGTATCCAAGATGTTGGGATACAGCATCCGACACAGGATCAACGTGTCAATCAGCTTCCCCTTTGGCTTGAACTCGGGATATACATTAAGTATCGCTGGTATGTCGTACTGAATAATGTTGTGGCCTACGAGTACCTCAGCGTTTTCAAGGATCTCCAGCCACTCCTTTGGGTCCTTAAGCAGCTGCGTCTGGTTCCCCTTGTGGATGGCACAACAGTGAATCGTAGTTACATCCCGGGGCCGCAAGGCATTCGTCTCCACATCGAACGTTATCGTCGAGGCAGAACGTAAGTCGGCGGCTGTAGCAGAACTCGAGAAGGTCCTCAAGCCTGGTGTAGGGGAGCTGGTGACAGGAGTCATTGGACTTGAAAAAGGACTGGAGATACCTCTTCGCCTTTTCGGTCACAGCAAGAGCCGTAACCTTCAGCGGATTCATCTCCGAGATGTGAACATCAAAAATCGGCTTCAAAAGAATCATCAAACTCAGCGGTACTCTTTACGCCGCTATCTTTAAACTCCAACATTCTGCCGGTCTTTTCGTTGTATTTCACCGAGCCAGAAACTCCACACCACCCTGTAAAACGGTTCTTGAGGACACGCACTGTAGTCCCGTTTGAATCGCTTTCAGATTGCTGGTTTCGTTCCAAGCCAATACAAATGTCACTGAGTTGACCGATGGCTGCAGACCCCCTGAGTTGACTAAGAGAGGTCTGTGCTCCGTTCTCATGGCCTTTGTCGCCTGTTGGACGGCGCAAGTGTGACACCAAAAGCATCCCGCACCCTGTTTCTTCAACAAAGCTTCGGAGTTTTGTCATCGTTTGATCGATGGCTCTTCTTTCATCACCTTGGTCCAAACCTGAGACAAGAATCGATAGGTGATCAAAGACGATCCAGTTGCAGCCGCAACCAGTAACCAAATGACGTATACGGTTAAGCAGAACGGTAGGGTCAAGAGAGCCAAAATGATCGTACAGAAATAGCCGACCCGTTCCGAGAGT